GAGGCTTGAGTGTAAAGCTCCATAATTGCATCATAAGCTGTTGCATCTTGAATAAGCCTATCTACTCTTACTCCTGTAGCTTCTATATTTTTATAGGGTATTCCTAAATCAGATATTATTTTTTTTACCCCATCTTCAACTAATATATTTTGAAAGTTATAGGTAACTGAACTCTTAAGAAGATATATTAAATAGTCATAAGCAGTTATAGTTAATTGCTTACTTGAATTAATCTCTCTTTCCCATACTATACCTCTAAATATTTCTTTCCCATCTAAAACTATCCATATCTTAGCCCCAGGATTTAGTGGAACATTGTCGTGATTTTTATCAAAAATGCTATGCAGCAAAGTTATCTCTGCCTTTCTAGCAGCTTCTCCTTTGCTTCCACTAATTGAAATATCCTGTACAAGTTCAGTTATATTACTTTTAAAATAACTACTAGAGTCCTTATATAAACAATGTACCTCAATCATAACTGAAACACCTGCCCTGGATATATGAGATTGGGATTTTTAATATTATTTCTACTAGCTATTTCTGGATATCTAGCTCCATTTCCATAATATTTTTTAGCTATACCCCAAAGAGTATCTCCGGATTTTACAGTATAGGTAATAGAGGTAGGTTTAGGTGCCTCTCTTGGTGGAGCTGGTGGAGTAATAGTAACACTGACTTTAGGAACTGTAATCTTTTTATATTCCTTAAAAGATATATTAAAAGTCACATCTTCAGTTTCATCATTTTTACCATAGGTAAATTCCTCTATATAGAAAACATTATTGATGTTAGTTTCTGTAATTAAAACTCTTACTTGACCAGCTTTTCTGAATTTATCTATCAAAGCTATTGCATCATAAGGTTTAGGTATATTTTCATACTGACAATAAGTATATCTTCTCTTAGGAAAATAGCTGCTTAAAGAAATAGTTTTAAGCTTGGATTTTCCTAATAGATTAACTTCTCCTACGCTCTCAACACTTATAGTTTCATTCATATTACCAATACCAACTTCAAAACTTTGTGGAGGCACAGGTAACTGTA